CACAATGCTGGGGACTTCGGTAAACATCGGTTTGTCGCCGTCGCTGTAGCGCCCGCGCAAATAGCCATCGGCCAGCTCCTCGACGTTGGCGATTGCCATCGAGAGCACGCCTTCGTCAGGGTTATCCGCTGTCGGGTCGTCGTTGGTCAACAGGGTCAGCGTGGCTGCGGGAATCGCCGCCTCGATGGCCGCGCGGGTCAGATAGCGCATGGTAACGATTCCCTTACGCCGCCTTCAACTGCACCAGCGCTTCCGGCACCATGCACAGCGCCAAGGGGTTGGCCTGCACTTCAACGTCCCACCCCTTGCCCAAGCGCCGTTCTTCAGCCTTGGCGTAAAACGGCAAGCCCGGGGTATTCACGGCTTCGTTGTAATTGGCCGGGGCGTTAAACATCCGGTACGCGCCCGGCGCAATCGGAAAGACTTGCGCTTCATCGACCGGGATAAACCGCTGGCCGCTGATGATGGTGTCGTACTCGATAAAGGTGATGCCGCCGAAGGTAAAGCCCTTACGCTGATCGCCCGCGAGCCGGTCTTGCGACGCCTGCCAGTTGGCAAACGCCTCTTTGACCGATTTATGACCCGTCAAGGCATCAAAGAAGGCCGGGCCGCAAAACGCCGTAAAGCCGTTCGCCGCCATGCCGCCAAGTTTCGATTCCGCGTAGCGCTTGGCACCCACGCACGCGGCGCGTACATCGGTTGATGCCGTGGTAAAGGCAATGGTGTCTGTTTTTTGCGTCACACCGAAAGATGCGTACAAGTCCTCAATCACGCTGCCGTCCGCATCCAGCAACTGCCCGCGCAAGGCACCGATGCGCTGCCACTCTCTCGTGGCTTCGACGGCGTTTTTCATCTCCGATAAATGGTCGTTGATGATCTGCGCCTGCGCCGTCGTCGCGTCACCTTCCGCGCCAAAGGCCGAGACGTTCTGCAACTGGCCGGGCAGCAAGGCGCGGCTCAAAGGCAGGTGCAGGGTTTCAAACACGCGCCGGATGCGTTTTCCGCCCGCGCTCGGTCGCGCATCGGCATCCCGCGCCGTATTCGGCACCAGCGACAAGCGCCCCTGATATTCGTCAATCACCACGCTCGTGGTCGTGATGCCCTTTTCGTCAAAGAGGTTCAGCGCCGCCACCTTGCCCGGCACCGCAGGCAGTTTGTTGATCGCCGCCGTCAGGCTCGTGACAGTAAACAGGTCTTGCAGATTCATCGTGGGTTCCCCTGTCGTTAAATTTGGACTTTGGCGACAATGCCAAGCGCGGCCAGGTCTTCAATCGCCGTGGCCTTTTGCACGTCGGTGGCGGTTTCCGGCCACACCAATTCGTTTGCCGCCACCACCGCGCCGCGCTCAATGACGACCTCGACCGGCGCATCCGCCGTGGCACTGACGGCTTCGCCCAACACCGCCACCGCCTTCTTGGCCGCACTAGCGCCCGCAAAATCCACCGGCTGGTATTTGCCGGACACCTTGGCCAGCACCGTGCCGATGGCGTGGTTGCCTGCCGCAATCACGCCGGAACCCTTCGTCCACGCCGGGTGAACCTCAATCAGCAATACGTCGCCCAGCTTTTTGGACGGGGTGTAACTCGTTGCCATCGCTGTAACTCCTTTTCAAAAAATCAGGATGGGGTTCAGGGTTTTTGGCCGCGTGCCAGCGCGTCAGCCAGCAGTGCATTGGGTTTTGCCTCCGCCGCACGCTTGACCGTGGCGGCTTCCGCAAAGCTCACGCTGCCCGTTAAACCTTCAAACACGGTTTTCAGGCTGTCGGCCAGCGGCTTTTGGGTTTGCGTACCCCCTTCGCCCTCGCCGAATGCCACGCCACCCGCCGTCGCCACGTCCAGGGCGGCGACTACCGCATCGACATGTACCGGCTTCATGCCCTTGGCAACCAGACTTTCGGCAAACGCCACGTTGCTTGCGTGCTCGGCTTGCCGCGCGACAGCCTCGCGCTCGGCACGCAATCGGGCCAGCTCCGCGCGTAGTTGGGTGACTTCTTGCGCCGCTTCAGAATCAACAGCTTTTTCCGCAAACGCTGCCGTGTCAGTTTTGGCGGTTTCCTCTTCGGCCTTCGTCTCGACCTCTTCCTTGACCGCTTCAATGGCCGCGTCGTTCGCTGGCGCATCCTTGGCCGCTTCGCGTGCCGCATCATTCAAGGCATCCAGCGTCCACACCGGCACCAGCTTGTCGGCCGTCTCGGCACCATGTTGTTCAATCAGCCATTCGCGCAAGTTGCGCCAGAGCTGCGCCTGCATCCCCTGGCCTTCGGCCAGATCACTTTCCGCAAATTCCACGATGCCTTCCTCATCTTCGGCAAATGACACACTGCGCAGCCCCTTCACTGCTGGCGGATGCGCACCCAACGTTCCTACGTGTTTCAGGTAATACACGTCCGGCACCGGGTTGTTTGGCGCACCGGGTGCGTAAAAGCTCGCACTGAATGTTTGGTATGCGCCCGTCTCGACCCCTTCAGCAAAAGCGGGATTGATTTGCGTGAACTCGGCCTCGATGCCGTCAGCGACACGGCGCAGTCGCTTGACCCAGCCATAGGCGGGCGCGTCCATGACCGGATGACCGATGACCACAGGGGCGCGGTACAACTTCGGGTCGTAGGCGGCGACAATGGCGTCCAGATCGGATTCGGAAAATTCCAGCGTCCTGCCATCGACTGCGCGGTGTCGTCCGGGGCGAAAAATATGTACGTTCTTCATGCCGCCCATGATGGCGGGCGAACGCTGCCGCGTCTCTTAAAGCCGTTTAAGAAAAACACGAGACGGCAAAAAAGTGCTGCAAAGGCGCAGAAAGAAAAAAGAAAGGTGCAGAAAAGGCCAGCCTGCCAGAGGCGGGGTGGGTGCAAGCCCACACCGCCGCAGGAAGGCGTTTATAAACGTTTATAAACGCGGTCAAACGCCAAACAGGTACCCAAGGCAGGGTTCGCACAAAAAACGCGCCACAGGCGCGATTTTGAAGGACGGATTATTTTTTGCTGCCGCGTTTGCTTACTGCACGCTCCACAGCATCGCCGATTTGCTCGACCACCATCTCGCGGTCAGCATCGGACAGCCCGATAAACGGCCGCGCCGGGATGTCGCCCCACAGGTGCGGAAAGTCGGCGCGGGTTCCCCCAAACTGCTGCATGGCCGAATACTCCATCGTGTTGCCCACCAGCAGTACGTTGTCCTGAACCTGCGCATGGTTCATGTGCTGCAACATCTGCGTGCGTCTGCCCGTGTCTCCATCCTGCGTGCCGCCCACCAGCGGATGGTCAAAGCCCTTGCGGGCTATCGTCAGGTCTGAATTGCCCAGCCACGGCGTGCCTTCGGGTGAGCGCCGGTCTATGAACCGTTGCTCGGTGCTCTCGACCAGCTTGCGGCCGATCAGCTTTAACGTCGGCGTTAAATCCGTGGTGGCTTTTTCCAGCTCGCCCAGCGCGTGCGTGATGTCGGCGTCCTGCAAATCAATGGTAATCATGGCCTGTCCCTATATAATGTGAACCGATGCCAGCGTCGGATCTCGGCTTCCGACCCCTTCACCCGCTACGAGCGCCGGAATGTCCTGAACATCGGAGTGCCAGGGTGATGATGAGGGCAAGGGTGGGTGCCTCCCATCCGCTGGCATCACCTCCCCTTTCTCACCTGACGCGCACAGCACCCAAAGGCGGTCTGGCGTTTTCCCTTTCTTCAAACAACGACAAAAAGTAGTTCTTCCTGCCGTCGCGTGTCCTTTTCAGCGATGCCCGGTAGCGCACGCCGTCCAGTGTGATGTATACCAGCCGCTCTTCTCCCAGCCGGTACACCTCTCGGCTTTCATCCAGCAGTTTTTGAATCTTGCGGTAATTGGTCAGTCCAATGTCGGGATGCTTGACAAGATGCTCGGCCAGGCTTTCGTGCGAGAGCAATACCACCGGCGATTGCGCGTCCAGCGCCTTCATATCATCGCCGCGCAGCACGGCCACCGGAAACTCCCCGTGTTCGCTACCGGGGCGCTTGCCCGTTTTCTTGTGCTGCTGCGCCGCCGCCAACGCACGCCGGTAAAACCGCGCGAACACATCGGCCTGTACCAGTGAGGCCACGTTCGCCCGCGCAATCGGTTCTGGCGTCGCGTCCAGCCGCCCGATCCGATGCGCCAGCACCTGCGCCAACTGCGTAGGCCGGGAGGGATTCTTTTCGCCCGGCTTCCACCGGCTCCACCCGTGCTGCACGCCTTCGGGCAGCACATGCACCACGCCGTCGCGGTCGGTGAATTGGTGCGTGCGAAACGGCGGCGGCCTGTCTGCCGTGCGTTTCCCCATGCGCCGCAAGTCGGCCTCCGAGACCGGCTCCCATGTGCATTTGCAGTTGTATCCCATCGGCGTTTGATGCGCCAGAAACCACGGGTCGTCCCGCCGCAGCACCATGCCGTCCCACGCTTTATGCTCGTCGCGGGCATTCATGATGCTGCGGTGCCGGAACCGCACGTAGGGGCAAGCCTCGGCAATGTCCGGGTCGTGCAGTTCAGCCCACCGCGCCGCCTCCATGCTCGCCCGCATATTGGTCTCGTAAATCAGGTCTGCCCGCCACGCGCGGCCCTGTTTGCTGCCGTCGCCCGTAAACCCCGTCCAGCCGTTTTTATGGGCGATATTTTCAAACTGCTCACGAAACCACTGGCTGCTCTTTCCCTCTTTCGAGAAGCGGTTTGCCGCCTCGTGAAAATCGCTCAACAAATCCGCCTTCATGGCACCGGCTACCACAAACGCCACATCGTGGCCTTCGCCGTCGATGTCGTCGTAACGCTCGGTCGGGACGTTGAGTTTGTCCCGCATGTATCGCGCTTGCGCGGCGTTGGGCGCTTTCAGTGCGCCTTTGATGCTAGCCATAGGGTTATGACCTCTCCCCCGACCCCTCTCCCGCAGGCGGGAGAGGGGAGGCTTCCGCCACTTTCGATTTCACCGCCAGCCGACCGGCCACCGATGCCATGTCAAACGCTTTGCCCATCACGTCCACCAAATCGCGCTCGTCCAGATTGCCATAGGCCGCCAGCAGCGCATCCTGCAAGGCGTCAAAGTCCCCCGGCGTTTCATCCACCAGCTTTTGTACCTGCGCAACCCAGCCGTCCACCAGCGGCTCGGACTGCACCTTGAGCGTGCGCACCGCCGCGTCCAGCAACATGTTGTCTGCGTCCGGTTTGACTGCGGGGGTGGGTGCGGGCAAAGAAAGGGGGGTAGGGCTTTCCGCAAACGCCAGCGGCTGCGCACTGTAGGGCGATGAAGGTGACGAAAAAGCAGGCAACGGCGTGGTGTCGATATGCTCCATCGCAATGCCGTACTCTTCAGCATAGTATTCAGGCTTGAACCGCAGCCCCGTTGCCGCCAGTATCTGATCCCGCTCGGCCTGCGTCTTGTCGATGCTCTCCTGCTCCCACAGGTTGTACGTGGGCGCATCGACTTCCCCAAA